TAAATCCAAAATATATTTGTTTAAGTCTTAATAATGTGTCTGAGGCGTATGCATCATTTAAAGATTTTAATAATTTTATTAATTTCTTAAACGCAAAGTATCAGTCTTTAATCCTTAGAAAAATTACTACTGTTGATAAAACTAATTTTATTACTCAGTTCGCTCAATATTATATTGAAAGTTATCCTGTCGATAAAGTAACCGAGACACCAACAATATATGACAATTATAAAAATACTAATCCAAGTTATTATAGTCAGTTGTTGGGTAAGATTGCTAAGGCTTACGTCACCTGTGTGACACTTAAATTGTAATTTATTTAATTAACGATATATTTATAATAAAAAAACTATGGACGTAAAAACATTATTAGAGAATTACTTAGGTAAAAGAGCCAATATCACTGAAAGAGACGCTGGACACGGATTTAAAGAAGTATGTGATTTGGATACGGGTGATTGTTATACAGTAAGAATGAAAGACGGTCTTATTGAAAGAGTGGATAACACTTACATGTCAAATAGAAAAATCAAAGTTGAAACAACAACTGGAATAAAGCAATTATTAAACGGATAAGATGAGTCAGACTTCACAAGCAATATTAGAGGAATTAAGAAAATATAATAAAATAAATAACTATATTTTCGAACAAGAGACCGGTGAGTTACCTCTACCACCCGCAGAACCAACCGATGACCCAGCGGCATTACCACCGGCAGATGCGGGAACTACACCTCCACCAGCAGATACTGAGGCTGAACCACAACCCGTAGATATTGAAAATGACCCTGATGTTGAAAAAATAGATGATTCTGGTGAAGACGTTTCATCTGAGGAAGGTGAAGAATTAGAGATTACTGATTTAATATCTGCTCAAAAAAACATTGAAACAAAACAAGAAGAGTATTTTCAAAATTTATTTAACCAATTAGGTAACTTGGAATCTAAATTACAAGACATGAATTCGGTGATTGAGAAACTAAATTCAATTGAAAGTAAGATTGAAAAATATAGAGAAAAGACTCCACAAGAAAAATTAGAACTTAGAAGTTTGGACTCAGGTCCATTCAATCAAAAACTTACAGATTTTTTCGCAGATAAAGAAGAAGATTTGGAAAAATCAGGAAAGAATGAATATATTTTAACAACTGATGAAGTTGAGGATTATTCACCTGATGAAATTAAAAAGACTTTTGACACTTATACTGACGAAGACGATTTTAAAGAAATTAAATACTAAAAAGGTATTTGACATTTACGGCTGACACACTTACATTTGTTTATTAACTATTAATTTATATATAACATGGCGACAAATTCCTTAGATGCTGTACTCGCTCAGTATGAAAAAGCGAAAGGTGGGACAAGTTCCACAAACAAAATGTCTCAAGAAGACAGAATGAAAAAGTATTTTGCGGCTATTCTTACGCAAAACGAAACATCAGGTCAAAAAAGACTTCGTATTTTACCAACTCCTGACGGGTCATCACCCTTCAAAGAAGTTTGGTATCATGAAGTCCAAGTTGAAGGTAAATGGAATAAAATCTATGACCCTGGAAAAAATGACAACGAGCGTTCACCTTTGACAGAAATTCACGATGAGTTGATGTCAACAGGAAAAGAATCTGATAAAGAACTTGCAAAGGCTTACAAACCTCGTAAATTCTATATCGTTAAAGTTATTGACCGTGATAACGAAGCGGACGGAGTTAAATTCTGGCGTTTCAAACACAATTACAAAAACGAAGGTATCTTAGACAAAATCATTCCAATTTGGAAGGCCAAAGGTGATATTACTGACCCTGTAAATGGTCGTGATTTAATCATCGAGTTGGCTAAGGCTAAGACTCCAAAAGGTGCTACTTACACAGTTATTCAGACTGTAATGCATGACGACCCATCACCTGTTCACACAGATACTGAAACTGCTAAGTCTTGGGTAGAAGACCCACTTACTTGGGCGGATGTTTACTCTAAAAAACCTGTTGAGTATTTGGAAGCAATTGCTCGTGGAGAAACTCCAAGATGGTCATCTGAATTGGGTAAATATGTTTATGGTGATAGTACATCAGATGAAAGTACTATCGGTGGAGCATCATATGTTGACCCACAGGCAGACGCAGAACCCGATGGTGATTTACCATTCTAATTTATAAAAGGATGGACACTCTCATAGACAAAGTGTCCATCCTTTACTATTTTCAATACAAACAATTTAAACGCATAGACATTTATGGCAATAAAGAAAAAAGAGTTTTCACTTGATGCAATCAAAAACAAATATTCTACAAAAACTAAGTACAAGGATACGGAGTTCTATGAAGTCGACGAAGCTTTTCATAGCGCTTGTGGTTTACCTGGTCCTGCTTTGGGTAACATCAATATGTTCCTCGGTCATTCGAACTCTTCCAAGACGACAGCTCTTGTTAAAGCTGCTGTGTCGGCACAAAAGAAGGGGCATTTACCCGTTTTCATTATTACTGAAAAGAAATGGTCGTGGGAACACGCGGTGGAGTTAGGTCTTCAAGCTGAAATGGTTGACGGAGAATGGGACGGACAATTCCTATTTAATGATGACTTTGATTATATAGAACAGGCGACTGATTATATTAACGAATTATTAGACGAACAAGAGAAAGGTAACATTCCATACTCATTATGTTTTTTATGGGATTCTGTGGGTTCTATACCTTGTAAAATGACCTTTGATGGAAAAGGTGGGGGAATGCATAACGCAAAAGTTTTTGCAGATAAAATAGGTATGGGTATCCATGCTCGTATTACTAAATCTAAAAAAGAAGATTTCCCATATCATAATACTTTGATTGTTGTTAATCAACCTTGGGTTGAATTACCTGATAATCCTTTCGGACAACCTCAAATAAAATCAAAAGGAGGGGAAGCGATATGGTTGGCATCTGCACTAGTATTTTTGTTCGGTAATCAAAAAAATTCTGGAATTAACCACATTACGGCGACTAAAAATGGTAGAACAGTATCTTATGCTATCCGAACTAAAATATCAGTATTAAAGAACCACATCAACGGACTTGGATATAAAGACGGTAAAATTATTGCGACTCCTCAGGGATATATTGCGGATACCAAAGAATCGTTAGAAGAATATAAAAAACAATATTCACAGTATTGGAACGCTATTTTATCAGGGACTGGTGAAATTACTTTCGGAGAAGAAAAAGAAGAGCCAATAATTGAAAGTTTTGACGAATAAAAGTTATATTCATTCCACTTTTTTGATATATTAGATATTTATTATTAATGGGTAGAAAAAAAATAATTGAAGAAATGAAAAAGGTTAAAGTCGGGGTTTCAATCGACCCCGACTTACCTGATTATTTTAAAGAAAAATCAGTTAATTTGTCCTCGTTGGTTAATAAATTATTGAGAAAATATATTGAAGATGGAAACTAAGGTTTGTTCTAAGTGTAAAGAAGAGAAGGATGTTTGTGAGTTTGGTAACCGCTCAAATACTAAGGACGGTAAATCTTCACAATGTAAAAAATGTCACAATCTAAGGTCTGCGGATTATCAAAAACGAAATTACAAAGAATGTTTAGAAAGACAAAGGCAATGGAGAAGTAAAAATCCTGAATGGGTGAGTAATGTCAACAAAAAAAACTATGATAATAATAGGGAATATAATTTAAATAGAGTTAAAGATTGGTATAAAAATAATCCCCACAAACGAAAGGAATACCGAGAAAATTACAAACCAAGGAAACACGAACAAAGAAAAGAAAGAAGAGAATCTGACCCTATTTTTGTATTAATTAATAATATTAGAAGTCGTCTTTACAAATACCTAACCAAGTTGGATATTACTAAAAAAAATAAAACATTTGACATTGTGGGGTGTAATCCCTTACAATTAAAAGAACATTTAGAAAAACAATTTGTTGATGGTATGACATGGGAAAATAAAGGGGATTGGCATATTGACCACATCATCCCTTTATCTTCCGCAAAAACAGAAGATGAATTATATAAACTATGTCATTATACTAATTTGCAACCGCTTTGGGCGATTGATAATATTAAAAAAGGTAAAAAAATTTTGTCAAATAATTCAAACATTAATTCGTGAAAAAAACTCTACTTGTAGATGGCAATAATTTGATGAAGATTGGGTTTCATGGGGTGAAAGATTACTTTCACAACGGAGAACATATCGGAGCGATTTATCACTTCATTAACACTTTAAGAAAGTTTATTGAAGAACAAAATTTTGATAAGGTAGTTGTTTGTTGGGATGGAGAAGATTCCACAAGTATTCGTGGAGTTCTTTACCCCAAATACAAACAAAACCGAAAATTAGTTATGGAGGACGCAATTTTCATGTCCTACCTAAAACAAAAAAATCGTATTAAACAATATCTTGAAGAAATCTATGTAAGACAGATTGAAATCTCAGGACGAGAAGCTGATGATTTAATTGCTTATTATTGTCAGGTATCTGAGAATGAGGATAAATTAATTTTTTCGTCAGATAGAGATTTAACACAACTGATTTCTGAAAAGGTATCTGTATATTCGCCATCACTAAAAAATACTTTTAAACATGGTGATACTATTAAATTTGACGACTTTTCATTTCCCCACTATAATGTTAAAACATTAAAAATTATGACTGGTGATAAGAGTGATAATATTGAGGGGATTTACCTTTTGGGTGAAAAGACATTGGTTAAATTTTTTCCTGAGATACTTGAAAAACCCATTTCTTATACCGATATTTTAGCAAGAGCTGAGGAACTTTTGAAAGAACAAAAGGATAATCAGACACTGAAAAATTTACTAACAGGGAAAACAAAATCAGGTATTTTTGAAAACGAATATTATGTGGTCAACGAACAAATTGTTGACTTATCAAACCCACTCCTTAAAGACGAAGATAAAGAGGAGGTCAAACAAATTGTTGATGAAACATTAGAAACCGAAGGAAGAAGTTATAAGAATATCATTCGTTATATGGTTGATGACGGATTATTCAAATACCTTCCAAAAGGTGATGACTCATGGACATATTTTTTAAAACCATTTATGAAGCTAACAAGAAAAGAAAAAACAAAAAGTAAAACTAAAAATTAAATTATGAAAGAACAACAAGACATTACGAAACTGGAGTTTCTGATGACGGTGAACGACAACTTTATCGTTCAAAGATTTTTTAATGTGAAAGGTTATAATGCCTATTCAAAGAGTTCTGTTGAGTTATTAGACTTAATGGAAGGGTTCGTTGAGAAGTTGAAAAGAAACTTCAAAATGAAGACAATGGTTTATATGACGGACAACGCATATGAAATCATGGAAAACCCCGATGTGTTGAATACTTCATTCACGGATGGTCCTGAGGTGTTTAACATCTATTTGAAGAACGGGAATAATGTTATGATGCATTGGACATTCGATGCTAAACTTTACCCACCCAAAGTTAGATACACGGTTGATGTTAGACCATTTTTGAAGGAGATTTTGAATTCGTTGACCGAAGTGTTCTCCACAAAAAAATTAACATACGATTACATGGGTTACTCATTAGTTTAAAGATATTTACTTAAAAAAGGAATTATGGCGGACAAAAATTTTGAATATTTGGGTAACGAATTTCAGTTACAATTATTAAATCAACTTATCGTTGACAAAGATTTTGCCCATTCCATCATCGGTGTTTTAGAACCCTCCTATTTTGAAAACAAATACTTTAAACTTATCGTTCAAATGGTTAAGGAGTATTATCAAAAGTTTGAGCATTCGCCAAGTTTTGATACTCTTACCCAAGTTGCAAAAAGTGAAATTGCTCAAGAGTTATTGTTAAAGATAACTCTTGACACAATTTCTGACATTAAAAATGTTGATGATAGTGGTTCTCTATTCGTTCAGGAAAAGGCTTTAAAATTCTGTAAACAACAAGAGTTACAGAAGGTGATGGACAAAGCAAAAAAGATTATTGACCACGGCGAGTTTGAAAACTATGACACTTTGGAAGAAATGGTTCGTGAAGCATTACAAGTTGGTAATGTTGATAGAGGGACTGGTGAAGTGTTTGAGGACTTGGACGATGTACTTGCAGAGGATTACAGACACCCAATACCTATGGGGATACCTGGTATTGATAACTTACTTAAAGGTGGACTGGCGAAAGGGGAAATTGGTGTGATACTTGCACCAACAGGAGTTGGTAAATCAACCCTAACCACAAAGATTGCAAACAACGCATTTAATCTTGGATTTAATGTTTTACAGATATTTTTCGAGGACAACAAAAAAGTCATTCAAAGAAAACATTTCACATGTTGGACAGGAATTGCTCCTGATGATTTGAGTAATCACAAAGATGTTGTATTTAAAAAGATTGAGGAGATTAAGGAAACTATGTCAAATAAGTTAATCCTTAAAAAATTACCATCAGATACTATGACTATGGGTCAGATTAAAAATCAAATTCGTAAGATGGTCGCCGATGGGACAAAGATTGATATGATTATTTTGGATTATATTGATTGTGTAACACCTGAAAAGGCATTGGAAGATGAGTGGAAATCAGAGGGTTCAGTTATGAGAGCGTTTGAAGCAATGTGTCACGAATTGGATATTGTAGGATGGACGGCAACACAAGGTAATAGAAGTTCTATTTCATCTGATGTTGTAACTACTGACCAAATGGGGGGTTCAATTAAGAAAGCTCAGGTAGGCCATGTCATCATTACGGTGGCAAAATCATTACAACAAAAAGAGTTAAATCTTGCAACTATCGCGATTACAAAATCTCGTATAGGTAAAGACGGGGTGGTATTTGAGAACTGTAAATTCAACAATGAAATGTTAGAAATTGACACTGAAAGTACTACAACATTCTTAGGACTTGAAGAACAAAAAGAAGAGAGAAATCGAAATAGAATTAAAGAGGTGATGGAGAAAAGAAAACAACAACAAGCATAATTATTAAAACAGAAACAAATAAAAAAATGGAAAAAATATTAAAAGAAAACCCAAATCGTTTTGTGATTTTCCCCATCCAATATAACGATATATGGGAATTTTACAAAATGCATCAGGCTGCTTTTTGGACAGCTGAAGAAATTGATTTGAGTGGTGACATTAGAGACTGGGAAAATTTATCAGAAAATGAACAATATTTTGTTAAAAATATTCTATCATTTTTTGCAGCATCAGATGGTATTGTTAACGAGAATTTGGCAGAAAACTTTTACCGTGAAGTCCAATACCCTGAGGCTAAATTTTTCTATGGAATGCAACTTGCTATGGAGAACATTCATAGTTTGATGTATTCGTTATTGATTGACACTTATGTCTCAAACGAAGAAGAAAAACAAAAGTGTTTTACCGCATTGGATAATCTTCCCGCAGTTCAAAAGAAGGCTAAATGGGCTTTGGATTGGATTGAAAATGCATCTTTCCAAGAAAGATTGGTGGCATTTGCGGCTGTTGAAGGTATTTTCTTCTCAGGTTCATTCTGTTCAATTTTTTGGTTAAAATCTCGTGGTATCATGCAAGGTTTATGTAACGCAAATTCTTTAATCTTTAAAGATGAAAACTTACATTGTGACTTCGCAATTCACTTGTTAAATAACCATGTTGAAAACAAACCAAGTGAGAAGAGAATTAAAGAAATTCTATTATCCGCACTTGAAATCGAAAAAGAATTTATCACAGAGTCATTACCAGTATCTCTTATTGGAATGAACCAAAACTTAATGAAACAATATTTGGAGTTTGTAGTTGATGGTTTATTGGTTAAACTTGGATGTAAGAAACAATTCAATGTGGAACAACCATTTAAATTTATGGAGCAAATTGCCGTTGAAACAAAAGGTAATTTCTTTGAATCACGTACAGTTGAATATCAAAAAGCAAAGTTAAATGAGACTCTCTCCTTTACTGATGACTTTTAATTTACTATCTTTATAAACTATGATGTCACTTAGAATTAAAAAGCGTGGTGGGGATGATGCGTCCTTTAATCCACAAAAAATTTACCAAAGAATTAAAAGAGCCTCAAAAGGTTTGAATGTTAATTCGGATGAAATCTTTATTAAAGTAATCACATCAGTTCCAACTGAGGGGGTTATTACTACCAAAGATTTGGATAAATTGATTTATGAAATTGCTGCGGCGTTCACAGGTAGTCACCACGATTATTCTCGTTTGGCGTCATCAGTTGCAATTTCATCATACCATAAAGAAACTGACCCAAGTTTCTCAAATACAATGCATACCTTACATGTTGAGGGTGTTGTTAGTAATGAGTTAATGGAGATTGTTGAATCTTATGGGCTTAGTAAAATTGATGAGGTAATTAATCACGATAATGATTATAACTTTGACTACTTTGCTTGGAGGTCACTTGCTGAAATGTATTTGTTAAAATTACCAAATGGTAAAGTGGTTGAAAGACCTCAACACATGTATATGAGAGTTGCTCTTTGGGTTACTAACACATTTGAAGAAGCAGTTGAATACTACCAAGCTCTATCCACCCAAAGAATATCTCCGGCAACTCCTATTATGATTAATGCTGGAACAAAGGTTCCACAATTAGCATCTTGTGTTCTTCATTACAATGATTCGGATTCTCGTGAAGGTTTGTTGAATACTATGAGAGACATCTCAACTTATTCATCAGATGCTGCGGGTATCGGACTATCAATGTCAAACATTCGTAGTAAGGAGAGTCGTATCACATCATCGGGAGGATATGCCGGTGGATTGTTAAAGTATTTGAAGATTGTTAATGAGTCACTTCGTTTCTTTAATCAACAAGGTCGTAGACCAGGTTCTGCGGCAATTTACTTGGAGCCTTGGCACAAAGACATCTTTGATTTATTGGATATTAAAAAGAACACAGGCGCTGAGGAATTGAGAGCTCGTGACTTATTCACGGCACTTTGGATTCCTGATAACTTTATGAGAGCAGTTAAGAACAACGAAGATTGGTACTTATTCTGTCCTAATGATATTGTTAAATCAGGTATCAAACCATTACAAGAGTCCTATGGTGATGAGTATGAGACTAACTACAATAAAGCAGTTGAGTTAGGTCTTGGTAAGAAAGTTAAGGCTCAGGAAATTTGGAATAAGATTATCGAATCCCAAATTGAAACAGGTGTTCCTTACCTTTGTTCTAAGGACAACGCTAACAAAAAGACAAATCATCAGAACATTGGTGTGATTAAACAATCCAACCTTTGTAATGAGATTTATCAATATACTGACGAGAATACGACAGCAATCTGTACTTTGTCATCTATGGTTTTGAAAAACTATGTAAAAGATGGTGAGTTTGATTTTAAAGGATTGTATGATGAAACTCGTAAAGTTGTAAGAGCATTGAACAAAGTTGTTAACATCAACAACTATTCAACTGAAAAGGGTCGTAAGGGTGGATTGGAACAAAGAGCAATTGCTATTGGAACACAAGGACTTGCTGATGTATTCTACTTGATGGATTATATTTTCACATCTGATGAAGCTCGTAAGTTGAATAAAGAGATTTTTGAAACAATCTATTTCGCAGCAATTACTGAAAGTAACAAATTGTGTATGGATGGTAAGTATGAACCATACGCTCACTTTGAAGGGTCACCTATGTCACAAGGAGTATTCCAATTTGATATGTGGGGATTAAAAGAAGATGAGTTATCAGGAAGATGGCCTTGGGAAATACTTAAACAGAATGTTAGTAAATATGGTGTTTGTAACTCATTATTTACGGCTCAAATGCCCGTAGCATCTTCAGCTAAGATTACAGGTTCATATGAAATGACAGAACCCGCTCACTCAGCAATCTTTAACAGACGAGTAGTTGGTGGAGAAATTATGATTGTTAACAAGTATTTGATTAACGACTTTGAGAAGATTGGAATTTGGTGTGAGGATTTAAAGAACGAAATCATCATGAATGAAGGTTCTATCCAAAACATTAATTTCAACAATTACTTAGATTTGGAAGATAAAAAATACAATTCAAAAGTTAAAAGAATTGAACACTTAATTAACAAGTACAAAACCATTTGGGAAATTTCTCAGAAGGCTTTGATTGAGATGGCGGCTGACAGAGCTCCATTTATCGACCAATCACAATCGATGAATATCTACATGGGTAACCCAACTCTATCAAAGATTACATCATCACATTTCTATGGATGGGAAAAGGGATTGA